CTCATACCATCTACCTGCTATCTCTGGATACCGCCTCAGCTTGCTAAAATGATGAGCCACAAAACGCCAGAATCTATACGGACCTTCTCTTAATACCTTCCTCAGCCTTTGAATACTGCCTATAGGCAACTCCTCTTCACTAAAAGAGGCTATCCCTACTCTATCGTTCATAATAGTCCCACATCCACATAGAGCACCTTCTACAATAGTCCTACCAGCAGCTTCTAGAGCTACAGGTAAGTGAATAACATGAGCGCTCTCAGAGTAGATCTGCGGCAGCATCTTGTAAGGCACAGGACCATGTATACTTATATTCGGTCTAGCGGACAGCAGCTTGCCACTAGTGCCGTCAGCATACTTAGTGTACACATCTATTGTATGAGTAGGATTGGCTACAGCCCACTTGTAGATATTTAGCATTCCCTTACTGGAAACCAACCTACCAGTAAGATTTACTACAGAATTTATTCTACGTGGCACATCTCTAGGATAAAAGAAATCAGTGTCAATAGGTGGGGTCAGTATGTGAGTCGGATTAATCACCTCTCCCAGATGCTCCAAGAAGTTGTTCCTGTGCATAGGAGAAATGAATACATTTAAAAATGAACGGTTGAACCATGTTCTGGCAAACCTCGGCCTAGCTGTATCTTCCCCTATAATATCTCTGTGGTCATGGGAATAGATTGCGTATGGCTTACCGCATTCCCATACAACTTTAAGCAAGAAGTGGAATAGTTGTGTATCAAAGCAGTAAAAATTGTTGAATATGATAAAGTCAGAAGATGCTACCCAATCCCTATCAAATGATTGCGGAGTAATTACCTTTACGGAGAATCCAAGCTCTATTCCCCTACGGATAACCTGGAGGTTGGATAATTCGGCTCCCCCTAATATTTCTGCATCTTGAACCCAAGCTACTTTTCTATAGCAATACTCACTTTGTCCGTACCATTGGGGTCTGGGGAGGAAGCTTTCTTTTTCTTCTTTTTCTTGGGTTCTTCCTCCACTACGGACAAAGGGTCTGGTAGTGCCGCCCCCTTAGCAGCAGGAGGACTGCCTATCATCTTATCAACCGGAGGTCCATCAAATCCTGTGGCTCTAGCCCTTGCTTTATTCTGCTTTATTAATCTCGCTGCGTCCGACATAGATACGGTTATCGTTCTTTTCCCGTATCTCCTGATTAGAGATCTATCCATAAGTTCTATTTCTACTGTAGACATAACCACCTCCGCTAGGAACTCCAAAAATATATAAACCTCTGCCTAGCACTAAAAAAGCTACTAGGCAGAGGGAAAATTAGGTGACAGTTATTAGGTGACAGCCAGAGTAGCCACATTCTCTTGAGTAACAGGCTCTCTACGACCCCTAGCCAGATTACCTATGATGCAGAGCACACAGGAAGCGACTGTCACATCGAAATTCAATCTGACAAATCTCTGGAAGTCACTCACCTGGGCAATCCAACAGGCAATACCAGACGCTTGGGTGGCATTCGCCAGCGTCTTGTGGGTAGTATACACACCGTTACTGGTGGCACAATGCTGAACCCTTACCGTTACTACACCACCTGCTCCCCAAGTACCCATAATGAGGGTGAGGAGCATGTTGGTGGGGTTTGATCTCCCGTGCATCGTATCCCAGTTGGCTGTAATAATACCAGTGTTAGTGGTATAGGTAGCTGGGACCACGAAGGGGATAATCTTTTCGTTATTTACCCTATCACGCTTCATACTCATGGTTATTCACCCCCCTTATTAGCTAGCGGTAGCAACATCGTCTAGGACAACGAAGGCTTCAGGAATAGAGCACTGCCCATCCAAACGACCACTCACCCGCACCGCAGTCTTGTTGCTGCGGAAGAGATAGTGAGTGCTGCTATCCATGGTAAAGTTCTGCCGATCACCGACATAGTAGTAACGCAGATTAGCCAAAATGACATCACCCTTGGTTCCCATCGGGTAAGTCTTCCCATCAGCTCTAATGACAGGATAGCCAAGCATCTGCGGGACGTACCCATCAGCCAGATTGCTATAGAACTCCTGCAGGAGGAGAGCATTACCAGTATCTCTCTCATTCCTGAGAGCGCCCTCGACCTGCTTGTTGAGCAACCACACTGCCCCAGCATCAAAAACGCTAGGAAGCATAGTTCTCATAGCATTGACATCGGTGAAGGTAACTGTACCAGCAGTCTGCCGATTCACGGTAAGAACAAGGGGATCACTTACGATACCTAGAGGCTTGTTGGCACCATCACCTCTGATGAATTCCTTATCGGTCTGCCAAATCCACGCTGAGCGGAAAAGAGCAGTAAGGAAGTTCATAATGTTGATAACACTGTCAGAGATAAGGATGTTGGTGAGAGCAGTGTAGCCACTCAATTCATGAGCAATCAGTTCAATGAACTCAAAAGTGGGTTCCGTCTCAGTCTTGGTGCCACCTTCCTCTGTCCAGGTGAAAATTACCCCTGCGTGGTGGTCATAGTCATCACCAGCTATACCATCGGGGCGCTGGGCCAACTTGGGCATTCCCAGCTTGTCTGTAGTCATAGGCCAAATGGTAGCTCTGGGCCACACTACTGCTGGCTCGGCATCGTACATCAATAGGGTGGCACGAAATTCCTCAGGGACGAGATACCCGCCTTGGGGATCAGTTGACTCCTGAAGAGTCTTCCCTACCTTAGTACCCTTGCTAGCCAGGAGCTGGCTAAAGTCTCTAGCCCATGCAGCCACTTCCTCAGAGCACCGTATCCAGGGAGCGTGTTTCCTACTGAGATCCAGGATAGACCCCTGAGGAGTGGCAATCATCTGACCGCCCATACTCCTTGACATGGGTAGCATTTCCCGAACCATCTGGTCGCTTGTAGTGCCACTCGGCTGACCAAGAGTAGGGGTAGTAGCTAACGTCTCCTGAAGCTCACTTACCGCATTTGCAATAGCACTGTCTATGACCTTCCTGAGTGGAGAATCATCAGCAGCTACCATAGCTCCCAACTGTCCCCCAATAAGCTCATTGAGGATAGTCTTAATTTTTTCACGATCCATACAGAACCCCTCCTTTACTCCAGATTACCAGAGGCTTCTCGCATCTTGCGTTTAACTACATCTCCTACAGCAGCCCCCAGTTGCTCCGTAAGGACTTCAGATATTATATCTGAAAATTCGTCACTGTCAGCATCCACGATAACTCCGTCATCTAACACAATTTCAGTAGCAGTAGCAGCTTCATCACGAATAGATTCAAGCACCAATCCAACATCAGCAAGAACTGTCTCTTCCTCGTCAGGCTGAACATCTAGTTCAGGAACGGGTTCTAGCTTATAGTTCTTCTCTAGCAGTGTGGCTATAGTGTATATAGCCTTTTCAAATCTGTCTCTATCAGCCACGTTAAGAAGTACCTCTTTGCCTATTTCTATACCGAACTGTTTCAACTTTTCCACATCGAAAGTAATCTGTCCTAGCTCAGTGTTGATTATAAGAGCACCCTCCTCTAGGACTATACTCTCAGGTTCCCTTATCTTTACCAATACATCTTCCACATTGTCAACAACTTCTTCTACATTGTCCTCAGTATCATCTGTGCTAGCAGTAGTGGTAGGAACCTCTACACCTACATTAAAAGTCTCAGAAGACTCAACATCATTGGATGCTGAGGTTATACTAGCGCCATCTAGATTTAATTTAAACTCCCCATCTTCTCCTATTTCTAGTCCTACGGAATTGCCAGTAGAGGTTCCTACCAAAGTGTTTATCCTATTGTCGGACAACCCACTCTTGGATAGCCATACTGCTATCCTCTCCTCTTCAAAATCTGCTGGAAAAATATATCCAACGACTTTGGCTATGGAGGAAACTGAAGCCCCGTCTTCTCTAGCCATTTCCCTGCCATTTATTGTTCTCACCCCATCCCCAAGTTTATAAGAGACAAAATCCATAAACTTGCTTGGATCTTCTATGGGGAACCACTGACCCCCATCAGGCATGGTGGTTTTAATAGCAGGGAACAGGCATTTGGCTTCTACATCAGTAGGGATGCCCATAGCCTTAATGTCAGCCAAGGCTTCTGGATGCATGGGAATAGGAGCAGCGCTCATCTCTAGAAGCTCCTGCTTCTTGAAATGCATACCGCCCCAAAAACCAGCCCTGGCTTTTTCTTCATCTGTCATCTCATCTCTACTACGCATCTCGTATTCCAACGGTAGAAATCCTACAGAAAAACCTTTCATAAACTTTTTCTTGTAGCTCTGGTACACAGTATCCGCAAACTCATGATCATCGAAGACAGCACGAAAGATCATCTTCTTTGTCCTGGGCTTCACTTCTATCTCAGGAACTCTGAAGATAGGTAGCTGCTTGTAATCATGCGCCCACATACCCACTGGATTCTTGATGAAGTTGTCTAAGACCCACCCTTTGTGGTCTACAATATCCTCCACCCTGTCAGGGTTCCCCGTACTACCTATGGCAGTAAATGACCTCTCCTCATCATCAAACTGCTTTAGCTCCACATCCCCTGGATCAAAATCAGAACCCATAACAGTTTCGCCACGAAGGACAACTTCCTTAAGAACCCCATCCCTCCCCTTCTGCATAATTTTATAAGCCATTTGCCTACTCCTTATCTGTAGGAACCTTTACCGTATTGTTTTCTGATTTCCGAACTCGCCTATACACTTTTCCAGCCAAAAATTTCAGCAACCTGTCCCTAAAACTATTCCTACTCAAACCATCCTTGATACTATCTACATACAGACTTTTTACTTCCTTACCCAACGATGTACGTTCTAGTCTCTTCTGGGCATATTCCTCAGCTTTATCGTAGGACCACCCGTTTGTATTAGCTAGAGCCTTATCGTAGTCAACCACAATCTGGCGTATAGCCCTCTCCATAACTACAGTAACTGCCTTGTCTGACTCATCCCCACCAGGATCATTCTCAGGATCATACTCAGGATCATCCGAACCAGACCCAGGCCGATCTCCACCACCTTCTGGATCTTCTATCTCGCCAGCCATCCCTAGAGGTATCAGCTTGTTGTCAATGAGGATCACATCTCCTCCTTCTACAGGCTTCCTACCATCCCACCAAACACGCAATTCGTTGGGAGTATTTATAGGAACTCCGTTGCCCCTTAGCTCTAGCTCTTTTAGATCCATCTCCCTATCTCTAGGAACTGGGTTATCGTGCTTCATCTCAACTAAGTTGGTAAATTCCCATATGAGCTGCTTAGTAATCTCCACATCCCACAGCTTACACCTGGGGGCAATAGCTTCCTCGTTGAACGCAATATCTATACCTTTTTGGTTGGCCCTATTGATATCTTCAAACAAACCTAGTTTACCTTCAGGTACTCTATAGGCAGATAGGATCTTCTCCTTAGTCCATTTGGCAGTCTCTATGAACTGGAAGTCTTTGTTGCTCATAGTTATAGGAACTACCTTCAGCCCACCAGATGCCACCACTGGTTGATACGATCTGTCGTATCCACCATACGCTTTAACCCATTGGTCTTTAAGCCTGGTAGCACCTTCCTCGTCAAGGTTTCCCTCATGTTCCAAAATAAAGTCCACCCTAGCAGAATTCTTGAAGAATCCTCTCTCGTACACTTCTAGGTAGTAATCTATATCAGTAGCATATGCCTGGGATTGAATAGGTGAAAACCCATCCCATAAACTCTCTGGGTGGGGATATCGCAACCAAATTATATTCTCTATAGGAAAGATGTATAACTCGTCCTCAATTTTGAATTTAAACCCGTTGGGGGGTTTTAGGGGGTTATTCTCAGGGCCATCTATACCCTGATACTGGTTCATATCCAAAGGCCATAGTTCCCACACTTTCCCCAGCTTATTTCTTACTTTCAAAATGGCTGCTTTGCCACATAGGTCCAACTGAACTTGGCACCAAGCTTTGATAAAACTGAACGTCATGTAGTTATTTGGATAAAGGATAGGCTTAGTTATGGCTTTGTAGTAGGGACTGCTAGGGAGTAACTCCTGCTTATTATCTGTACGATAGAAGTTGAAATCGACTGAAGAGAAGCGATCAGAGATACAATCCACTGCGCTAAACACCCAACTTCTATACTCCTTTATCTGCTTTCTAACATCCTTCTTGTAGTCCCTTCCAGTATCCTGCCGCTCCCTTGCAAAAAAGGTCTCCAACTCTGCCCATGACTTCCCAGAGATAGAAGATGGTGGAGCAGTCATCAAACTAGTATCAGCTAAAGATATAGAAGATCCTCTTATTGTAGACATCTCTATTTACTCCTAGACTCTCTATAGACAAGTTTGCCTTCTTTATACGCTTCTTCTAGTCCCAATGCAGTAACCAATGCAGCAACTTGAAGTTGAATTCTAAATAGAGAGCTATTAGGGTCTTTTATATCTCTATCAAAAACCCCGTCATCAAAAGAAAACCCTAGCTCTTTCACTAGGGTTCTAAAGCGAGCTTCCAAATCTTTGAGGTTATAGACTGACCCATTGTCTGAAATCCTGTGGCTTTCTACTATCTCCAGTCTTCTCTTCAGTTCACGAATCTCTGTCTTCAAGACTTCTATTTCCACTCTAGCGTTCTGATCTCGCATAAATCCTCCTCGTAGGAATTCTAGTTACCTCGCTCACTACTGTCAAGAATAATTTCTACAATGTTGCCAATGTCCAAAACTACTACCTAAAAAACCTCTAAGAATAGCTCTCTACTTGGTATTGAACGTCAAAATAAAAGGTCTATAGTCAACACTTTGGGTTCCTTTACTAAGATTACAACTCAGACACAGCGGTTGTATATTATCTATAAAATCAGGACCTCCATGCACAAGAGGAACAATATGGTCCCTGGTTATTTCTCCATAAGAGACAGTATCATCACACGCCAAACACTTGCATCCGTACAAATTGTATATCCTCACAAATTCCCTTTCCGTGAATGAACCTTCAGCGGCTAGTTTTCTACTCTTCCTCCTCCTCACCCCTTCAAGACAAATTCCCTTGTTGCTATAATAGTAATCCCTCCTAGCTTGCCTACGGACTTCAATGTTATCTCTATAGTATTTCCTACCCCTCTTAAGGCATAATTCTCTATTGGCCTCTCTCCACCTCTTATTGACTCTCTTCCTAACGACTTTAGCCCTATCAGTCTTTATATATCTTCTCTGGTAATCTCTCTTATAATCTACATATTCAGGAGTACCCTTAATCCTGTAATACCTCTCCTTATCTTTAGCTCTTCTAGCTTCTCTCTGCGCCTCCGTATACGTCCTAGTTAAGTGGTACTCCCTACCATAGGCTTTATGACATTCTTTACACCACGTATGCAACCCATCTTTCCTATTCTTAGAGAGGTAGAAATCCTGGAAAGACTTCATTTGCCCACAACTACCACACCATTTTGCTATAACTATAGAAACCATTAGCGATCTCTGCAATAAACACGCCCATAGTCAAATTCATGCTTAGATCCATCATCTAACGTCAAAACGAAAGTCAACCTGTACCTACCAGCCCCATTAGTGGTGGGCCATTGAAGACTCACTGTTATAACGAAATTTGATCTGCTACTGGAATCAATAAGATCAGCAGAAGCATCAGTTCCAGTCTCATCGTATTTGTATGCTTTGAGTGTATAGCTTGATATAGTCCTCCCGTATGGAAGAAATCCATCATCGGCTCCAATGGCACTACAAACAGTTACGGTGAATCTATATGCCTTCTTGTCATCATTGGGCTGGATCTCTATTTTCTTGTTTCCCTGAATATTCGGCATCTCTCACTCTCCTACCCTGGAGTCTTAGTGGTAAAACTCAAATCTGTTTCTTCAGTAATTAACCCACATGGTCTGCTCTTAGTAACAAAGTTGAATGTGACACTCTTAGTAAAAAATACTATTATAGGCACAGCAGCACCCACAGAGCTAGAACTGCTCAAGGAAGAAGAGCTTGAGGACTCTGAGCTGGAGCTGCTGGATTTTGAGCTGCTGGAAGATTCAGAGCTGCTACTACTGCTAGATAGTGAACTGCTAGAGCTACTACTGGATTCACTACTACTAGAGGAGCTACTAGATAGTGAGCTACTAGAAGAGCTGCTAGACTCTGAGGAGCTGCTGCTACTGCTAGACTCTGAGGAGCTGCTGCTACTGCTAGACTCTGAGGAGCTACTAGAGCTACTAGATAGCGAACTGCTAGAAGAGCTGCTGGATTCGCTAGAGCTAGAACTGCTGGACGACCTGCTAGAACTAGAACTGCTAGAGGATTCTGAGCTACTGCTGCTGGAGCTAGATATACTGGAGCTAGAACTACTACTAGATTTGCTAGAGCTGCTGCTGGAACTAGACTCACTAGAACTAGAGCTAGAACTGCTAGAGGAGCTGCTCTCAGAGGAACTACTGCTAGATAGGGGAGTAGCAGAAGAAGAGCTGCTAGACTCAGAGGAGCTGCTGGAACTAGACTCTGAGGAACTAGAACTACTGCTAGATATAGAGCTACTAGAGCTACTACTAGACTCTGAGGAACTAGAACTGCTGCTAGATATAGAGCTACTAGAACTAGAGCTAGATTCAGAGGAGCTGCTACTACTACTAGATATAGAGCTGCTAGAACTAGAACTAGACTCTGAGGAGCTAGAGCTAGAGCTAGATTCAGAGGAGCTGCTAGAGCTGCTAGATATAGAGCTGCTAGAACTAGAACTAGACTCTGAGGAGCTGGAGCTAGAGCTACTGGAAGAGCTGCTCTCAGAGGAACTGCTACTAGATAGAGGAGTAGCAGAAGAGCTACTACTAGACTCTGAGGAACTACTAGAACTAGATTCTGAACTGCTGCTAGAGCTGCTAGATATAGAGCTACTACTAGATTCTGAACTGCTGCTGGAGCTGCTAGATATAGAGCTACTAGAGCTACTACTAGACTCTGAGGAGCTGCTACTACTACTAGATAGTGAGCTGCTGGAGCTGGAGCTGGATTCTGAGGAGCTGGAACTACTGCTAGATTCTGAACTACTGGAAGAACTACTAGATAGTGAGCTACTAGAAGAACTGCTAGA